GCAACGGGTTCTTGTATTTGGGTTACTCCCTCTATGTTTGGTGTTAATCCTAATTGCATCCCTGCACTAACTCCTCCCCCCGATGATGTACCTACTGCACCCGATGATGCCCCTGCTTGGTTCATTATACCTTTTATCTGAGCAAAAGAACTTAGCACCATTCCTATCATCTGAGCATAAAAAATCGGCATAGCTACGGCTGCGGCAGGACCAGTTCCTGCGGCTGCTTGTGTTGCGCCTCTAAGTGCCTCTGACATTGCGATAGCTTGATTGACTAAGATTTGTGAAACCGCTAACTTCTTTTGTCCTTCTTCGGTTTTTGCCATAGATTTTAGAGCGTCAAATCCTGCCGCTACTACACCAAGTCTTGCAGCACGTACCGCTTTTGCAGCAGCTTTTTCTGCGTCTGTTATTATTTGTAAATCTTTTAGACGTTGTGATTTTGCTTCTTCTTCCGCTTTACCCATCTCGTTCAACCCATCCAAGAAGGTTTTCATCTCTGCGGCTTTCTCTGTTGCGGTTTGTTGGCGTATAATGTTTAACTTGTTATTCAAAGTCGTTTGCATCTCAGCCGATTCCGTTCTGATATTTATTAGAGCAACCTCTAAATCAACGAGCTTTTGTTGGTCGGCTTCTACGTTTTCACTTAGAGCCATTTTCGCTTTCTGAATGTCAACTTCTTCTTGTGCTATCCTTTGGCGTTCTGCCATTAAACCCTTCTCAATATCAATAGCCTTTTGTGCTGCTTCTAATCTATCTTCTAAAGTTTGGTTGGTGTCTTCTGCTATTAAGTTGTACTCTTTTATTTGCGCTCTACCTTCGGCAAAAGCTAATGCCAAACTTCTTTGGTCTTTACGCAACTGGATAGAACGGTTTTGTAATTTGGTTGCGGCATCAACCGCCTCGTTAATTTCTTCTACTAATTCACCAAGTACTGGGGTAACATTCTCGACAATAGCACCTACCGTTTCGATGGCTACCCCAAGTGGTGTGAGTTCCATAAATAAACCCTTCGCCCCTTGCGTGGCATCTGCTAACGCACCTGAGAAGTCGCGGTTAAATAGCTTGACAAAAGCAGAACCCAATAACCCCACCGACTTTATCACCTCGTTAAACTTATCTACGAAGTAAGTTTTAATCGTACCCCATAAATCCTTTATAGCTTGTTCGGGTTCGGTAAATACCCATAGAATCTTTTCACCTAAATCGGATGCTACATCCGTTAATTTGGCAAAGGCTATCTTTACCCCTGCCATAGCAATCTCTAACTTCTCTGCACCCTTTTGGGTTTGGGTAAAGTAAGCAACCAAAGAACCAACCGCTACAACTAACGCACCGATCCCCGTAGAAATCATAACACCCCTAAAGGTCTTCATGCCTACGATAGCAGATTTTACCCCCTTAGATATTCCTGAAAAGGCAGTTAAAGCCCCTCCCGTCATTCTATCTAAAGCACCCGAAGCCATATTAACGCTTTCACCTAAATTTTCGGTAGCGTTATCTATCTTGGTTAAATCAGATGAAACCTTTTCAGTTCCTTTTATTGTTACTCCTACTTCTATTTTCTCAGCCATTGTTCCTTGCTTTTATTCCTTGTCTAACCTTCTTAAAAAAACCACGCAATCCCGTGTACTGATAATACCCGTAAAGGATTAAAGAGTAGTTATCTTCTATTACTTCCTTTTCTTGTGCGAGTTTTAAAGTGTAGGGCATTGACTTTCCTACGTTGTCTATGTATTGTTTCATTCTTGTTCTAAATAGTACCCGTTTTCGGTAATTAAATAATTTAGGTCTTCGGTTAAAATCAAATTGTCTAAGCTCTTAGTAAACGCAAAGTCCATATACGTTACCTCGCAGTCTAAGTGCCATGCTACAAGCGAATCAGCAGGACCCGTGCATTCTATATTTACACCCCTATTACCTGCAAATCCTCCTTTACCTGCTGCCCCGACAATATCTAACGTGCGTGTTCCTGCATCGGCATCGGCTTCTTGGAAGTCAGTTTGTTCAGAACCTCCTACAACGGTAATCGTTCCACCGACATTTTTAACTAAGAAAGTCCACACCTGGAAAGCAGAAGAACCAAACGAACCTGAGCCTCCCGTGAGTACGTGAGTTTGAACGCTTAACGCCCTAACGATAAATCGTGCCATAGTATCCAACGGAATTTGTAGCCCTGACTTTTCCCCTTCTATTCCATTTGGGGTAGCGATGGTTGCGGTATCGGATTTACTTGTGGCGTAATAGACGAAAGTTTTATTTACCGAGTTGGCTATACTTTCTACGTTTTGACCTCGTGTAGAGTGTTCACCGAGTACGGGGTTGATATTACCTACTCCACCTCTTTTACGAGTATGAAAACCACCTACTCCTTTCAAATCATCTATACCCCCTATGGTATCGTCCGTAGGAACACCGTGTGGATTCCACCCACCAAGTCCAGTAGTAGGGTCACCGCTTCCTCCACCACCGCCTCCGTAGTTCCAATAACAATCCGTTCCATCCCAAAAGTAATTGTATTCGGTGCAGCATATCTCACTCGTCACGGTTGCCCCCGTAACATCATTTTGAAATTGTACTATTCCGCTTTCAAATAAAGCAACGGGGGATGCTTCGCAGTCAGCCGCTACATCAGTAATTTGTAAAGCATTAACATTAAATATCTTCTTTAAGAGTTGAACTTTAGTTGGGATATTTGCGTTAGGTTGGTAGTTGTCTATGTTTAAAACACGATATGCAGTATCTTCTATTACTATTTCATCGTTAAATTTAAAGTTATGAATATCGGCTGCGGTAAGGTATAAAGAGCAGTTAAGCACCCGTGCATTAGAATCATAAAAGGCCATAAGAAACTGCTGCCAATACCGCTTAAAATACCCCTCAGAGCTTGGGGTAGTTCCATAGATAACTCCACCCCATGAGTTCGGGGTTTGGAACTGCCAATATAACATCGGTGAATCTTCTGCCATTTGTGCCCCTGCGTTATAGTAAGGTAAACAAAGTGGGTAGCTATAAGACTGCGTTAAGCCTACATAAATTCTATCATCTGCTTGGAGTTGTTCTAACCCGTTATGGTAAAAAAGTTTTGGTTTACAACTTGCCAAAGGACCAGTAGTGCCAAAGGCATAACCCTGATGGATAACTAAATTAGGTGCGTCTGAACCTGCATTAGCTGCTTGAGTAGGAACGGGATTAACGTGGAAGGGTGAGAAGATAGATTTATTCTCTAAATTACCCGTTAAAAAATCCCCGTTCATCTTCTGCGTATAGCTTCCAAATACTTTACCATAGGTGTTTTGGTTAGCTACGTTTCTATTGTCTTCGTCTTCTAAATCTGAAAACTTTATAAATTGCTTTTTGAATTTAGTAGTAGGTTCAATAGTGCGTTCTTGGGAAAGGTCTAACTTCTGCGTCCAATCTTTCCTTGTGCCTGAATCTATGTAATCCTGCCAGGGCATAATTGTTAGATTCCGACTATTGCTTTCTTCGGATACTACAACTAAATTAAACCTTTGTAGAATATCCGTTATAAAATCGGTTTGAGAAATATCAGGTAGGTTAGCAGGTGTATCACAAATCCCTGCCAAAGAACCCGTAGAAACAATCGTACAAAATGTTCCTGCGGCTAAAAGGTCAACACTAAACCCTACCGAAGTATATGCTAACATTTTAACGGTAAGTGTTTCCCCTGCTATTCCTTGAACTGTAAAGTTTAAGGTGTGACTTGAAACTATTGCAGCACCTCCATTATTACCTACCAAATCAATGGTAGGGGATAAAGTATTAGTTCCAAACGAACCCTCTACCATCATTTGCACCGTAGCACCATTAGTTAAAGAAGCAGGACCCGTATCGAAAGTTGCGTTTATAACCCCGTTATATGCACCCGTATAAGGAAAAATATATTCACCTGCTACATTCCAATCGTCATTTGAATCATAAAATAAAGGGGGGTTACTTGATGCCCCTGCACCCGACTGAGTGGGGAATAGAATTGGTTGCCAGGAGTTAATCTGTGAACCTAAAGCACCCCATGTAAGTATGTTGGTAGATGCGGTATTACCTACCTGACTTTGGTGTAGGGTAGTCGTAGCCATACTTTCCCTATCCGTTCCTAAAGTCATATATGCCTTAGAAAAAGCATCGGATGTTATAAAGGAATTTAATGCAAGGGTAAACCCTGCTTCGTTAATTACCTTCTCAAATAATGCTCGTAATTGAATAGCAGGTTTAAAATCTTGAGCTTGTAGAAAGTTTGGTTCGGCTAACCCCGTATTAGAAAAACCGTTATTTTCCAACCATAAAAAATTGTAATCACCAACAAACCCGTAGTCTATAAGTGGGAAGATTATAACCCCATTTCCAATTCCCCCTTGTGTTACGTCATTTGTCAAAGTCCACGAATCAATTATGTTCGTATCGTTTACATCAACGTTATAAGTGGTAACATAAGAATCACCATATTTAAAAGCATCAATTAGTTTCTTTTCTTTTATAGCTTGGAAAAGATTGGCTTCGTTTCCATACACTGCTATCTTATAAACTCGTTGCTCTAACGAACAACTAATAAGTTGAAACATTCCCGAAATAACTGGTATGCCATCAACGTGAATACCGCAAGTAGTTTTTAGGTCAGCGTCAAAAGCTGAAGATGCACTTACTCCTAAATTAATATCCGTTTCTACATTGATATTATAAAACTGCCTAAAGAACTTATTGTTAGTAGAAGTAAAGGGAAGGTTAAAGGTTTGAGAATATGGGCTGTTTCTGCCAACTAAATCCCCTGCCGTTCCTATCTCATAATTTAAAGAGATAGATCCTGCTTCTTCAATATCTAAAAGTTGTTGCTTCTTGTATCTTTGGTCGTAGGCAAATAGTTCAATCATCGTACCGTAGGTCTTTGTTTACCATATTCAAACTTTACTTGGTAGGTAAAAGCACCCCCTTCGTTTAAGTTGTTTTTACGTATCCAATTTTTATCCGTTAAAGTTATCGGGATAGCAGAGCCGTCATAGTTGAGTAGTTGCACTTTTGGGGATAGCCAAAGGTTCTCTAAAAAAGCAACTTCGTCTTCGTTATACAAATCCGTATTAGCTACCATCGTTTGCCGTGCTTCTATCTGAGTAGTGGTCACCCCACCCTCATCACCTCGATAAGCAAATTGAACGCTTGTATTAGCCGTATCCCAATTTCCTGCTACTTGGTCAAAGGTCTTGCGTTCTATATTGCTTGTGGTTCTCTGATGCTTTAAAGCGAACGCCTGGTAATCCCAAGCACCCAAAGAGTTCTGCCATGCTAAAGTTACGTAGTTGTATTTGTTTGATCCATTTAGATTTCTATAAATACATGAAGCGGGTTTAACCGTAAAGCGATAGCATAGGGAAGCCATGTTTGCGGTTGTTCCATTTGCAGGTACGGTAACGCTATCGTCCATAAAAAAAACTTCGTAGTACGCTACGGTTCCTGCGTTAAAGTATGTGGCAAATCCTGCATCTATTGTTTGAGCAGTTAAATTACGTGGTCCTATTCCTACGTATTGCAACCTTTCAAAGTCTTGGTCAGAATTGGCAGGGGTAGTTCCCCCGTCAGTTCCTGCGGTAAACCAATTTGCATCGAGTTGTGAATCGCTTGAATCAAATAAAGCCACATAGAAACTAACCGCATCCGAAGCGACTGGTGAAGTATCGTCCATAAGAACCCCTAAAGTGCGCCACTCGAAATTCGTTACATCTTGGTTTATTACACTAACGTTAGAAGCTAAGGTTGAAGTATAGTCGGTAGTGGTTAATCTATCACTTAAAATCTTTTTAGTAGAATCGTTAGGGCAAAAGTCTAAAAGGTAATTGTTTCCCGTAGAAGTATAGTTACCACCTTCATCCCAAGTAGGAATCATTTGCATCCCTGCACTCATAGCACAACTTACATACTCATTAGTAATAACGTCAAGATATTCAGTTGGTGCGGTAGTGGCAGTAGTAGAATATTCTTGTCCGAAGTTTACTTTAATCTTTCGGTAATTTGTACCGTCATTATTTACCCAAATTTTAGTCGTAGAATTAGAACCTAAAGTGTGGATGGTATCATTCACAAACCCTGCTGCCGAAGTAGAAGAATCACCCGTAGTTATGGCAACGTAATCGGCTATGATTTTATCAATACGAAATACTCCTGCCCCCGCATTGTTTGGATCAATCTTAATACGAGCTTGTTTTGCATAAGCATAAGGCGAATCGGTATTAGCAACATAAATATCTGCTATGTATTTAAAGTTGTAAAACGTCCCCCCTGCTTGTTCCGTTGAGGTAACTACAAAAGTTATCGGTTCAAATGCCCCGTGTACATAAGCCGTACTTGGACCATATTCTTTTGTCATACTCATTTCGCTGTAATATTTTTATTTAGTGTTAAACTCTCTTTTATTGCGTTGGCTATGTCTTCACCTAACGCTAACCCCAACCATTTAATCGCTTTCGGTTTAAGCCGTTTTAAGGTATCCGAAATAAAGAAAGAAGGCTTTAAACCTCTATGCCATATTGCGTTCGAAATAGCGTACACTAAGGACTTACGTGGGGTGAATCTACCTTGTGCATCTCGTGTCCCTTGTATGCCCTTTTGGATAACCCACTTATCAATCCCACCTCGTAAGCCTCGTGTTTTATTTGCACCGAATTTAAAAGGCGATTCAGACTGCCGTGCGAAGATGTTTCTACTTGCCCCTTGCACTCCCTTATCTACGAACTCCCAGTAATCAACTTGAGGAGTTATATTTACATAATATTCGTTTGCGTCTTCACCTACAATTACGGGGATAGATTCATATAAAGCACCCGTGTTTACTTTGCCTTGCATACGTAAAGAGATACGCGCGTTCTTACGCCACATCTTACCTACCTTTTCAAGTGTCTTGTTTAGGTTAGTCATTGGGTATGTCTTACCCCCTATTTCTATCGTAGGTTTAGACATACGGTGCTATGCATAAGTCGTTAGAATTAGACACCTCAATAGAAAAAGAACCAC